ATCTAATTGGTGTAACAGGACAAGGCACAACCATGCGTGAAGGAACAGAAGCAAGACACATCCTACATGGTAGACACGAAAACGGAACAATACATGATGAAGTAGGTATGCGTCACTATTATACAGAATGGGGGAGATATCTGGATGTTGATCCGTATCAAAAAACACTGGTATAGGTTTTTAGATTGGGTAGCACAGGATACTGGACCTAAACACATGGGCCGTAATTAGTATTTTGGATAAAATAATTGCTTGTAATTCACAAATTAATGCATATATATAAAGTATGATAAATATGTTTGAACGCTGAAAAGGTTCAAATTGTAACTCGCTTAACTAAGGAGGAAATTATGAGCAAAGTTATCGGAATTGATCTGGGCACAACAAATTCATGTGTGTCTATCTTAAGTGGAAAAGATCCACAAATTATTGAAAATGCGGAAGGTAATAGAACAACACCTAGTATCGTTGCGTTCTCAGGAGAAGAACAACTTATAGGTGTTCCTGCAAAAAGACAGCAGGTAACAAATCCTGAAAACACAATTTACGCAGCCAAAAGGCTAATTGGCAGAAAGTTTGACAGTCCTGAGATTAAAAAGGACTCAAAGACACTTCCCTACAAAATTGTAAAATCTAAATCAGGTGATGCATGGGTTGAAGCAGAAGGCAAAGAATATTCACCATCACAGATAAGTGCATATGTGCTACAGAAGATGAAGGAAACTGCTGAAAAGTATACAGGACAACCTGTAGACAAAGCAGTTATTACAGTGCCTGCATACTTTAATGATGCACAACGTCAAGCAACAAAAGACGCAGGTAAGATTGCAGGACTTGAAGTGTTGCGTATTGTAAACGAGCCAACTGCGGCAGCATTAGCATATGGACTTGATAAAAAAGAATCAGGAAAAATCGTTGTGTATGACTTAGGTGGAGGAACATTTGATGTTTCTGTGCTTGAACTAGGTGATGGTTTGTTTGAAGTTAAATCAACTAATGGAGATACAACATTAGGCGGTGAAGACTTTGATGCTACACTTACACAACACATAATTGATGAGTTCAAAAAAGAATCAGGTGTTGATATTAGCAACGACAATCTTGCACTACAACGTGTGAGAGAGGCTGCTGAAAAAGCCAAGATTGAATTATCAAGTACAACACAAACTGATATCAGTTTGCCGTTTATTACAGCAGATGCTTCAGGACCTAAGCACCTTAATCTTAAAATTACACGTGCTAAATTTGAAAGTCTTGTAGATGACTTGATTACACGTAGTATTAAACCTTGTGAAGTTGCGTTGAAAGATGCAGGTATAAGCAAAGCAGATATTACTGATGTAATTCTTGTAGGCGGACAAACACGTATGCCTAAAGTTGTAGACACTGTTAAAAACTTCTTTGGTAAAGAACCTAACAGAGGAGTAAATCCTGATGAAGTAGTTGCAATGGGTGCAGCAATTCAAGCAGGTGTATTAAGTGGCGATGTAAAAGACGTGTTGCTTTTAGATGTAACACCATTATCACTTGGTATTGAAACGCTTGGCGGTGTTAGCACAAAACTTATTGAAAAGAATACAACGATTCCAACTAAGAAATCACAAGTGTTCTCAACAGCAGATGACAACCAAAGTGCTGTTACAATTAAAGTGCTACAAGGTGAAAGAGAAATGGCTGCTGACAACAAGCAGTTAGGACTGTTTAACTTAGAAGGTATTGCACCTGCTCCTAAAGGTATGCCACAAATTGAAGTAACATTTGATATTGATGCAAATGGTATTGTTAATGTAAGTGCTACTGATAAAGGCACAGGAAAAGAGCAGAAAATTACTATTCAATCAGACGGCGGACTAAGTGAAGCAGAGATTGAACAAATGGTAAAAGATGCTGAAGCGAATAAAGAAGCAGATAAGAAGAAGCGTGAACTTGTAGATGCTAAGAATGGTGCAGATAGTTTAATCAACTCAACTGAAAAGAGTTTGAAAGAACACGGTGACAAGATCGAAGCAGCAGACAAGGAAGCAATTGAAAAAGCCAAAGACGAACTTGCAGAAGCAGCAAAAGGAGATGATGTAGATGCAATTAAATCTAAAGTTGAAGCACTAGGACAAGCAGCACAGAAACTAGGTGAAGCAGTTTACAAGGCTCAACAGGCAGAAGCACAAGCAGAAACAACAGAAGCAGAACCTACTAAGGAAGATGACAATGTTGTTGACGCTGAATATGAAGAAGTAGATAAAAAATAGTGTGGGAACTATGGTGCAAAACCATAGGCACTAAAGCCTACGACGATGATCGAAAAGCAGACATGGTTGCAGTGTTGCGTACAGTATGGATACTGCTGCACATTGTAACCTGTCTTGCAATTATTTTTAATGCCGTAGCCAATCATGGCTGGGGATTATTAGGATGGTGATATATACAATATGATGAAGTATGCATATTTTAATCCGCTGGTAATGGCTGTTGATGATGTAGACGCTGGTGTGTTTACACAATTGAAACAAATTGTAAATGATGCACATACACATTCAGAACACAATGACGAAGGTAATCCTAATATAAGTGTTAGAGGCGGCCAACAAATACATTTAGTTCCAAATCAATTTAATTTAGATACTACAATAATTAAAAATTTAATAGAAACAAAAGCACAAGAATATATTGACAATATTGTTAAGGTAACAGGAGTATCCGATCTTAATGGATATGCTCCACAACTTGTAAGTGCTTGGACTATCAAACAATCATCTGGAGATTATCAAGCATTACATAATCATGAAGCACACATAAGCGGCAACATTTATATTGATTTTCCCGAAATGGACGAAACAGCAAAAGATTCAGACGGCTGTTTGGAATTCCGTTTCCCAGTAATACGCAATCCTGCACATTTTAACTTTACTGATAAATGGAAATTTTCACCAAGTCCTATGAAAATGGTTATATTTCCAAGTTATGTTGCTCATACAGTTTATCCTTGGAAGGGTGAAGGGCATAGAACAATTTTAGCATGGGATGTAAAATTAATGTCCAAAATGGCTACAAAGTAGTTGACAAATACTGTAAAGATGCTATATTAATATTGTTGTTTAGGAATACTTGTATTCCAAAAACAACCGGTAAAGTAAAGGGTAGACGAGAGTGGACCCAGATATTTGGTAACAAGTATCGCTATACATAGAAAAAGGTATTGAAACCTTTAACTGTGTGATCCGGTTTTATAAGGCTTGTTTTTTGTTAACCGGAAGTAAATAGTTTATGCACTTTGTTTGTGTGTAAATTGTTAGGTCTAAATAGACTGTTGAATTTTGTTCAGTCCATTACTTGACCTTTTACTGAACCGTTATTTTTTAGAAAGGAAGTTTATGGCGAGAGTATTTGTAGAAGAGGCATTAAAAAAAACAGGCAATAGCCCATACGAACTAATACAGATGGCAGCAAAGAGAGGCAGGGAAATATCAAAAGGTAGTCAACCGTTATCACCAAAAAGAAACAAAGATGAAAAATCTGCGGTTACAGCCCTTAGAGAAATAGAAGAAGGCTTATACACAAAAGATCATTTTGATGGAAAGATTAAATCAGCAGAACAATTAGCAGAAGAGGCAAAACAAAAAGAGGAGGCCGAAGAATATGCAAATCAATTTACGCAAAGCGAATAATATCCAAACTAGCATCCAAGATGCTATTAATTCAATAGAGATGGTTACTGCCATCGAAATCAACGAGTTTCAGGATCCTATCAAAGAGATCCAATCAGCAAACGACGAACTGTTTGCTAACGATGCTCGCAAGATGAAACTCTTGCAGGCATTTTATAATATCCGTGCTCTTGTAGCAACGGCAAATGCAAGTTGTGGCATCTCCACTAATCTTGCAAAGGCTGCTTTTATTGAAAAGCGTCTTCAGCAACTATTATCAATTGCAGGTCAAAAGCCTGTAACTGATATGGAAGTTGTAAAAGGTCGTCTTGATCGTATCAAGAATCGAGACGATAAAGAGTACTACGGTAGAGATACTGTATCTACTTCTGTTATCGGTGCCGAGCAGATTACTCAGGCTAAAGCGCAGGTTAAAGACTTGCGTAAGCAAAAGCAAAAGATCAATGATGAGAATCTTGATCTTAATTTTAAAACTGAGATTCCTCTCAGCGAGGAAACTGTTAAGGTACTTACTGATGAAGGGCTCCTGTGATAGGGCTCTTCTTTATCGGTATACCATTTAGTATTTTAGTTTTGTATGTTCTTATTAAGGTAAGACAGCATGACGATTAATGAAACTTTAAATAAAGAATATCCAAAACTTTTAAATACAGTTTTTAGTGACACAAGTCAAGAAGACAAACTAAAAGCAGTCCATGCGTTTATTGACCTATTGAATATCCTAGCAGAGGAGTTAGAAAATGGAAAAACAAAAAGATAACTTTTCAGACAAATTGGAAAAACTAGAACTTAAGGTTGACAAATTACAGTTGACTATTGAGGCACTTGATGCTAAATTAAGTAAACATATAGGGTTCATTGATGATACCTATGAGGGATTGAAAAATCCAATTCAAGCAGCGAAACGTTTTTTAGGAAAGAGATGATGAGAAAATTCATTTATGACAGTTGGAATAGTGTTATGGATTATGAAAAGAATCCACTGCGACATATTCCTGATCTAAGTGTACGACATTTGATTATGCAGGTGCTTGCCTGGATGTGGTGTGTTACTTTTGCTATTATTGTAGGTAGTTGGACTGCATTCGGCATAGT